TTTTTCTCTTATTATTTGTTTGCGTGCTTCAGATTTTTTCAGTCTAGTTTCATTGTTATCCTTAACTCCAAGGCGTGATTGTCGGACAGCTTCTTTTGTATATTCAGAACAAACATGACCTTTGCTACCAGCACTCATCTTAGATCTAGTTTCTAAACTTCTTTTCTTGCCTATATTTGAGATAGCACCTTTCTTAGCATTGTCAATTGCTATAGATTTGTATTTTTCTGGATTCTTTGCCCGTGTTATTCTCGCTGCTTCAATACACTTATTACGACTTTCTGGGTTTTTCATGGCATTCAGTCGATTAGGAATAGAATTGATATAATCAAATCCTCCCTTACCACCAACTCTCATGTTGTAACATTGCTGATTCTTCACTTCATCTTGAGTCACAATCGCTGCTTCATGTTTATATGCTTCATCAGCAGTTTGAAAAATTTGTAGCGTCTCTCGAATAAATTGTTCTTTGCCATACTTCCTAATTGCTCGGTTCAAAGCTATTCCAGAACCAAGGTAACTGTCTTTCAAATCTTTAGAATTATGCACACCGTAATAATATTTCTCGTTAACCAGATTTGTGGTCCTGTAAAATAGGTACATAGTGCTATTGATATTTAGTTCTTTCGGTTTTTCAACTCATTTTTAATAGCTTCAATCATTTTACTGGCATCTTTGGCCTTTTTTCTATGCTCCAGGCGGTTGTTGAACAACTCTTCAATCATGACAGAGTAGAACGACTTTGTACCTCGCTTATAAAAGACGCCATTAGCTGCGATAGCCACATCTTCATTCTTGAAGTGTTCTATCAGTTCATCGTTGATCGCCTGGGTGATGACATCTGGATTGACATTGAGCTTGCCTTCGTCGTCGGCCACCATCAAATTGGAGTTGATGAAGTTTTGGTAGTTCCGCATTTCCGCTGTCATCTCTCTGCGGGTGAGCTTGGTTTCCATGCCCATGTTCAAGGTCCGCATGATGGTCGGATACAGGGATTGCACGTCGAATGAGGCTACCCATTCAAACATGCCCTGCGTCGGCTTCATGACATAAGCACCAGTAAACTGAGCATCTTTGTCCCTGTCGGTCTTTTGCGGAACAACCACACCTTGCGCCAATAAATGATTACAAATGAGGGTATCCCATGTTCGTACCTGCGAAAGTACATCCACATAGTTGACATGAGCATGGTAAGCAACGATTAGTTGAAGTTCGATCAGCTTACGCTTTGCTTCGATGCGGTCCACAAGGCGAACGTCGTGGATGTTGTATTCGATAAATTTCTTGAAGTCGTTTTCGTACAGAGCTTGTAAGCTGCCATGTTCGCTGTAATCGAGCTTGCGTTCTTTCAGTTCGACTTCAGCGATGTAATCCAGTCGATAACTTTCCCGTGGCTCCAGAACGTTCTTGCGATAGATCAGCAAGTAATCGAGCACACTGATACCGGCCACGTCATAGACTACTTCGGCATTGTTGAAGATGTTGACGGTGGATTCCCGAATGGTGCCCCAAGGCGACAGGCGCTTGGCGTCGTCTGGTGTCATGATACGGGAGATTCGATTGATTAGGTATGGAATATCGTACATACGGCAATTATGCGTTTTGATTCCACCACTACGAAAATAATGGGTTGTTGTTTCTATATCCGCCATTTCAACTTCATGATCACCTACTACTACTTCTTCAAGACGGAGCCAATATCCACCTTCACATTGAGCTATTGCAAGATTCTGATTAGATGCATGTACTCGTTCAAACGGCATTTCATACAACAAACTTCGTTTGTGGGGGTGTGATAAAGGTAGAGAGTGAAGTAACACATTTCTGGAATCAAACGACATTCGTATATGTGCAGTATTTCTATAAGAAAATACTCCATTCCAAGCTAACAATTCTTGCCAAATCTCCGGGCCGGTTTGGGTATAATCCACCATAGTGAATGCTAAATTATCGATACTACCATCACCGTCAATTGCTCCAGCGAGAAATGCGGCAAATTGACAAGCCGACAATTTTGATAAGTTGTGAAGTGATAATTTTTTCTTGCCATCGTGCTGCATTACAAAAGAGTATAAGGCACTAAATGGATTATTGACTCCAAACGATGTTTTCAATCTCCATGTACCTACTCCACGCTCATCCAATGAAAATCCGGCTTCTGGATTTTCTGGGTGGCGTCGAATAGAGAACACATCAACACATTTTTTGATTCGTTCTAAAATGGCTCGGTTTGTGTTATAAAAAGCGGCACCAGTGACACATACACCAAATCTGGGACGGTTTTCTAAAACAGCAGTACCGTCCGTGTACAACATGCCAAGAGCATAAAATAACTCTGGATCTACAGGAGAACCATTAATACAGTAGTCAGAATTATCGTTATTTCGAAGTGTGTACTGAAAATACACATCGTGCGTTTTCTGAAGTGAAATAATATCTTCCAGTGTTGCATCTTGAAAATCTGCGATACTTTTGTGATTAGATATAAGGTTTGAATACGATCCTTTTGGTTTAGTTGCAATTGGAAAGATATGATCTTTTGAAGATGTAATTGTGCCCCCATTATAAAGAAGCGCTGTGTATGGTTGTTTTTTCGAAGTTGGAAATCGACGGACACATTTAGAATCAAATAATTCATCATCTTGATGTGTTGTGGAGATCGATCCAATTTCATGCTGTTTCCAAACTGTTGCCGATGTTGGCAGACAATTCCATCCAGTGACAATATCCGGCTCTAGGGTCTCCCACAGGTCCAAAAATTTGTCGAAGAGTTCAAGCTCATCGGCGCACTGATGATAGACGATAACCGTATCTTTGTGCTCTTCGTTGTAAGCGTCGTCATCGAATGGCTGGCACGCAAAGACATGAAAGATGCCGTCCACCGAATTTTTGATCGTGATGGCCTGGACTTCGTTAAGCGCATCTTTGGCTTCGGAGAATCCATGCTTGGATTCGACTTCGATGTCCAGATTGCAAATGACAATTTCGCTTGATTTGTGCTCGATATGAGTAGGGTAGGTTTCGTTGATGTAGGCGTACTCGTAAGCGGTGTTGCCGTAGATCCTAAAATTGTCTACGCCTTTGTACTTCTGAAGGAACTGATAGCAGTCCTGCATCGTTCCTGGGTTGGTGGCTTCGACTGCGGTGCCATCAGGGGCGTGTAAAGTAGATTGTTTAGTAGTTGGAATATACAGTGTAGGTTTATACTCAATTTTGAATTTGCGTCTCTTGCCGTCCCGAACTTCACGAATGTATAAATAGTTTCCAGCACGAAATACTGATGTGTATACTCTTTTAACTGATGCAAAATCAACCATATGCTTATTTACCTCATAACCAATATTCGAAACGGAAAACAGTATGTCGGACAAACTATGTATGACATCCCCCACAGAATGTCAGGGCACAAACATGATGCCAAAACAAAAAACTACCCGCTGTATCGAGCATTCAGAAAATATGGATTAGAAAATTTTACAATTAGCGAGTTAGAACAATGTGCCGACATAAACGAATTAAACTCTCATGAACAAAGTTGGATAAAGAATCTTGACACCCTTACACCTAACGGATACAATCTCACAACCGGAGGTAAATCTGGCGGGACAATTTCAGAAATTACCAGACAACGCATGATTGATGCACACACTGGAATAAAAAGACCTAACATTAGTGGTACAAATCATCCACGATGGGGCAAACATCTCTCCGAAGAAACCAAAGAGAAGATCCGGCGTCCACAAATCGGCAAATTCGTGTCGATAGAAACAAGACAAAAAATGAAAGCCGCCTGGACAGAAGAACGACGAGCAGCGCATCATAAACCGCCCAGTATGGCGACTTGTCATCCAGACCGCACTCAATTTCTAAAAGGCTTGTGCTCTTATTGCTATTATCATATCCGTCATAAACTCCGGTATGTTCCCAAAGCCATCAATTCGATGACAGGAGTTCCGAAAACCGAATTACACAAACAACACATGAAAGAGGCCGCTGCCAAACGCATTCCTACCACAAAATACTCAACCTGTCACCCAGATCGAAAACACAAAGCGAAAGGGTTGTGTCAAAAATGTTATGACCACCAAAAATGGCTTCAAAATACTTCAAACACAAGTCTACCACCGATCCAGAATCCGTCAAGCACTTGCCAAATTTGAAAACTGTGGCCTTGACATGTGCCTCGTGAAATCGTACCATCGAACCGGAATTTGGCAAGTGCTGGACAAAATCCAAAGGTGTGGTAGGCTAGTAGCGTGCTGAACATCGAAGCCATTTATTGCGACATGGATCAGGTCATCGTCAATTTCCTTGGCGGCGCACGCAAGGCGCTTGACCGGGAATTCAACGATCCTGTCGAATTTGGCGGTGAAGATAAATGGCCGTCCATCGGCCAGATGCCAACATTCTGGCTTGATTTGGAATGGATGCCCGGTGCCCGTCAAATTTGGAATCTCATCAGGGACAAGGATAGTTATATCTTATCCGCCATCCCACGGGTCGAAGTCGTACCGCTGTGTTCAATCCAAAAGAAAGAATGGTGCATCCGTGAAATGGAAATCTGTCCCGCTAGGGCTTTGACTGTCGCCCGTGCAGAGAAGAAAAATTTTGCGGGACCACGGAAACTGCTGATTGATGACCACGGTGGCAACTGTCAGGATTGGCAAGCTGCCGGTGGAATCGCCATCCACCACCACACAGTTCCAGAAACCTTACGAGAACTTAAAGCTCTTGGCCTGTAGGTAGTGTTTCGACTTCCGATCCCGCTCCACTTAACACAGCCGGTTGTACGAAGTCTTCCACGCCCGTTTTGGTCGTATCGTGTCAGTGAATAATTTCTAACTTCCCATCATCATGTTCCACAAATGCTGTAAGTGATTCGACCCAATCTCCACAATTCACATACAGCATTCCATCTCTGTGAGTCATCGTGGCTGTATGAATGTGGCCGCAGACAACTCCTGCACAATTTTTCTTTTCAGCATACCGGACCACGGCATCTTCAAAGTTTCGGATGGCGCTTAGAGCTTTCTTGGTCTTACGCTTTAGGTAGGCCGACAGAGACCAGTACGTCTTCATCCCAAACAGCATCCGTGACTTATGCACCCAATGGTTACAGAAGATGAGAAAGTCGTATATGTGTGCGCCTACATGAGAAAGCCACTTGGAAACGAAGTCAAAGATGTCTCCGTGGATCACCAACAAATTCAGGCCGCAGAGTGTGGTGTACACGTATTCGTCAACTACGATAAGTTCTTCTCCGAAGGCTAAGGGAAGATAGTGGCGAATGGATTCATCATGGTTGCCGGGAAGATAGATGACCTTTGTGCCATGTTTCATCATCTTCAAGATGCGACGAACGACGCCGGTACAATCTAGGTTCCAGCCATTCATAGCCCACAGGTCGAACCCGTCGCCTACGATGAACAAAGTATCGCATTCGATTGACTTGAGAAACGACAATAAGTTCTGTGGCTTCGCACCACGAAACCCAAGATGAAGATCTGAAATGAAAACTGTCCTATAGTGCTTGCGTAGCTTATGTGGCATATTCCTCTATCAACTTTTCCGACTCTCGAAACAACTGTAGCAGACCTTTGTGAAACTTTGATGACGAATCTTGGATCATGGTTTGGATTTGTTGATAGGGCATCCATTCGATGAAGCTGGTCTCCCAGGCAAACTCGTCCGGTGGATGCAGCATAAAGGCCGTAGGAACGATCCCGATGTAGTTGTGGTACCTGAAGCCCCGGAGACGGCAGACGAAGGCTCTATGAAGCTGTATTGGCCCAATATAACCAGTCTCTTCGATAAGCTCGATCACGGCGCTATCTTCCGGTGGAGTTTTAGCCTTGCACATACCGCCGATGACACCCCACCGATTCCCCTCACGCACGGACGGGGATCGCCACGCCAAACAAATTTTCTTGGTGTCGGCTGCAATGGGGAGAATGCCGCTGGCTACATTCATCGGAAAAACCGTTTTTTCATTTCAGTGTCAATGTGAATGAGATCGTACACGTCGCTTGGATAGCGATCATGACGAAGCTGTGCGGTTCTCCAGGCTTCGTCCGTATTCTCAAATTCACCACAGCACACTAATGAAAATTCTTCGAGGATTTTTGCGAATGCGTGATAGCCGTTTTGCCCACCATGATTGTCTCTTGAGGACCAATTGATTTTACGAGTTCCTTCAACCCAAATCAGGGATGCAGCCTCACCCCATTGATGCCATGACTGGCCGGGAAGAAGTTCTGTAACGATGTTTGTTCCTTGTGGTTGGGATAGACGAAGGCATTCAGCAAGATACGGAGCCTTGGCATTCTCTAAAGCCAGCGTCTTCAGTTCGGCGGCGATCTTAGACCGGCCTTGCTTCCAAAGCGATGCCTGTTCCATCGGAGACAGAACAGTAGTAAGTACCTGTATGTTCAGTCGTTGTTCTTTCGCCTTGGCAAGCGCCTTCATCATCTGCTTGCGGAAGTCGGGAACTAATAAGGAAAGCTCGGTTGGCATAAAACTATTTAGTTTAAATACAAATGACCCGGCATGTCTATAGATAATTTATCAAAACATTTTGAAGGAAAACCATGCTGTAAATGTGGAACCACGACAAGGTATGTAAAGGGCAAACGTTGTGTTGACTGCCATGTTATAAAGAATCGTAAGTGGGAAAAGCAAAATGTGGTTAGGCATCGTGAAACAAGTCGTAATAACTATCAAGAAAATTTCAAAAAATATGTTAAAAAGGCCGCAAAGTGGAGACAGGCAAATCCAGAAAAACATCGTGAATCAGTACGAAAATGGCGACAGTTAAATCCCGAAAAACATCGTGAATCGCAATACAAATCACTTCGCAAATGGCAGCAAGCAAATCCAGAAAAAGCAAAAGAATGTAAGCGATGCGGTAGTGAGAAAGTCCGTGCCAAACGGCGTCAAGCCGAAGGTTCGTACACTACGCAGGAATGGATCGACCTGAAGGAAAAATATGACAATCGATGCCTTTGCTGTGGACGCCATCAATCAGAACTTGATTATATACTTCAACAAGATCATATCATTCCATTGTCAAAGCAGGGGACCAACTGGATTACCAACATTCAGCCGCTCTGTCACGATTGTAATGGAATGGGTGGTAAAGGAACTAAGACTATCGATTACCGGCCACATATTTAGTCGCCGTAGATCGACCCACGTTCTTCAGTAACTACCCAGGTATAAAGGTTTTTCAGATCGGCGTCACTGAGATCGTCAAGAGTTGGTTTTGACGCTGAAATTCGCTGGACCGCCGCCGCACAGAAGATGATTTGAAAATCGCTGCATTCACCTACCATGTCTTCTGCCGCCGCACGAATGGCAATGACGGTCATCTTTCTTTCGAGTGACCCCATGCGAGGATCGTAACCGTCATACGGTCTCATACCGGCTTGACTCCCCACCCAAGTTTCTTCCGCAAAATTTGGAAGTACGAATCATCAGGGTTGACGATTTCCATGCTGTGAGAGTTGTAGCTGACATCCACTATGCTGTGCATCGGGCAACCGTCCTGACCGTCCACTGAGACGTAGAGGCTGTCGTCCAACGATTTGATGCGGACCTTCATGTTGGCCGGGATGACAAGAGGGCGTTGTGTAAGACCCTGCGGACAGATGGGTGTGATGACCAGCGATTCACAACTTGGATGAATGATCGGGCCACCAGCGAAGAGATTGTACGCCGTGCTGCCGGTGGGCGTCGAGACGATCAGGCCGTCTGCCCGATATTCGGAAAGCAGTTCGCCGCCGACTAAATGAAAGCCACCAGGATCGGTCCATTCATCCTCTTCTTTGTAGACATAGACGGCGACCTTGACCAGTTTGGAAAGCTGATTCTTGGCAATGACGACTTCGTTCACGGCATCATAGACGCTTGGTGCTGCCGTGTGGGGAAGCCGCTACTTGGACCCGCAATGTACGCCGCTTTGTGAGCGTATAGGAGCCTTGTAGGAAGCGTTCCAACGTCTCCCGGTAGTTTTCCTTGGCCGAAGACGTAAGGAAGCCTAGATGCCCTGTATTGATGACTACGACGGGATTTGGTACGCCTTGCCGCCCTGCGCCCAACACGGACCCATCGCCGCCAAGCACCACTGTGAAATTGGCCTTGTCCATCGGGCCGCACCAGACGCCGTTGGATTGCAGGTATCCCCGGACACTGGCGTAAAAGTCATCCTGCTTCTGTGAGAAAATGTAGGCTGTTTTCATAGTTGCCGCCAACACGAGGTTCCAGCACTCCAATCCGAATGAGTTCTTTTCGAATTTGCCGCTCCCTTTGCCGCTGCACGTTGATGTCGCTTGGCGAAAGAGAAAGTGTAATGTTGCCGACTGCTCCATTCCGTTCATGCCGGATCTTGATTCTCAGATGTCGATTGCTGTTGGCATCCCTCACATCAAAGCAATCTCTAGTTTTCCATTGACGGCAAAACTTAAAGAGATCAATGCCGCTACTAATGTGTTAGGACTTTGCCCAAATTGCCATTGGGAATACGATCATGGCTTATTGAAGTGGTAGCCCCGGCTGGATTCGAACCAGCATTGATCCAATTACTCGTCTCCGCTTTAGAAGAGCGGTGAGGTACAGGGCCATGTTAATTTTACTTCAGCCATGTGATATTTACGCAACCGACACGAGCACCGACCCTTTACACTTCGAAATCGACAGGAACGCTGTTGCCTTCCTGGAAGTCCGATTGAACGATGCGAAGACGCTGCCGTTCTTGAATCACCGACAGGCCATGCTGCAAAGCACCAGCCAACAACTCTTCATCGGTGTAAAGCTCCCATTGCGATTTGGGCTTCATTCCACGCTCTTATGGATGATCTTCTATTCTACTACAACGCTCCCATTGTAGCAAAACCGGGACGTGAAGTCAATAGGTACATTTGTTTGGCATTTTCCGGTGAGGAATTCTTCGTAAGTGATTGATTTTCCAGCCGGTCCCACGCCAGTATCGATAAACGATCCCCGGCTGAGTTGGACGGTCTTGATGTCTCTGCGTCTTTTGCGCTCTTCAAAGGGCGTGAATTCGATGACGTGGCAACCCGTACCGTCGCAATTCAGGCAGACGACGCCGACACCAGGAGGTTCGGCAAATCCGTGGTAAATGCCCGTACCGTCGCACGAACCTTCATTTATTTTGTCCAAATTTTGTTGGATAGATTGACCTTCACCATGTGGGGAAGTTTCTTCCAAGATGACGTTGCGAACGACGAAGACCACCCGATGAGGCTCAACATCTTCTCACGGGTCATGTGATCGGCTACCGCCCATTTCTCTTGTGCTGAAATGGTGGTCACTTCTTCTTTCTGCATAACCGCAATCATACCTTTAGTGTAGCAAGGATCGAAATCCGTGTCAAGTGATACATCTATTCCTCATCCTCATCTTCAGATTCAGATTCATCCTCTTCGTAGGAGCCAAAGAAGGAATCGTCTTCCTCCGGGGCGGCTTCTACCGGCGTCGGTGAATCGGAGTCGAAAGGTGGTTCGATAAAATCGGCACACTCCATGAGCAAGAATGCTAGACTTCGTGCGCCCTCCGCATTGAGCGTAAGCATCTGTCCCAGGTCTTTGAAGTGGATGGCGACTTCTCGTGCGCCATTGTTCCAATCAACGACCTGAACTTCAATACCAGTTTGTGATTCCACACAGCTATGTAGCTTTCAAACCATTTTTAACAACGGCTCTTTGTTTCCATGTGCCAGTGATTCCTTTCCTCACGGAGCCTTCAAAACGTCAAGCGTGGTCTGGACTTGGTAAGAGTATAGGTTCCCTGCTCCGTCACAATCTTCCCGGTCTTTGCATTTGCCGAAGAGATGCATCCATAGTTGATGTAGTTGTCACCGAATTCTTTCAGGCACAAGGTGTATCCCTTGGTGAAAGGATTGACCATATCGGACACGGCAAACCGTATCACTGTCTGACCATCGCTGTCGGTAAGATCCCACCGAGAGTGATCGGCCAGCGTCACGTTCAGAAAATTTTTGAAGTTCTGCGGCGGCTCGTTGAACAGGTTCACTTCCGCCACAACAGTTTTCACGATGTCGATGGTGACAATATCAATCACCGACAGATATTCGATAACTTGCTGGTGATATTCCTTATTCTCCAACATGTCATTTACAACTTCGGTGATGATGGCGTCACTGAGATTGCCATATTTCTTCAGATAGTGGATACGGCTTGGCCGGTCAATCATGGCATCCGAAATGTACGGTGTGTTCGCAGTGAGAACAAACAATCGGCGCTGACAGGCATTCAACGCACCATCCATGATCGACATAAGACCATCAGCCTTGCCGAAGATCTTTTCGTATTCGTCAATGAACACGACAACTTCTTGATCGACGGTGCTTAGAAAGTGTATCAGATCTGCACCCT